GTGCCTTTGGTTCGCATATCTCGCTGATGAACAGGAAAGCTTTCCAGTAAACTTGCTTTAATTTCCTCTGATAAATGAGGCGCATCATCCCAGCCTTTTTGCATAAAACACTGTGATTTACCAGGGGTATCCATAAACTTAATAACTAATTCAGTTCGCCCGTTTTCAGGGGTAAAAGTCAATATACCTCTACCGCCCCTACCGCTATCACCGTTAGCTGTCCGTGTTAATACTTGCGGATATATGGATTGGTCTTTTGGTTCTTCATCAATATGATACCAGTCTATTTTATCACCCATTAAGGCGTGCTGCCCTTGCGAGTATGACCAAAATTGACAGGTAGAAACACCACCGCTTGAGTGTTTAACCCTCACCTCTCGCAATGCGCCACTAGTGCCAGACATTGATTTATAATCAACAATTAACTCTTGCGGGATTAATCCGCCGGACAATCTACCCTCAACCATACGGCCAAACAATTCATTTTGTAATAAATCTCTAGTCTTTTCTCCAGAGTAACCCAAAAGCCACGCCTTAATGCCGCGATTGAATTTATAACCTTCCCATCCCTCAGGGTAATCACCCATTAAATGAATGGAATCGATATATGTTCCTGTGTAAGTTTTGCCTATCTGATTAGCGGCACATAAACACACGGCGCTAAACTCTTCCGTATTAGCAATAAACTCTTGCTGCCAACCATACAAACCGTTGTACATTTTCTTATATCGATAAACTTCTGACCGCCTAGCTTTTTCTGATAGCATTGCTAAAAGATTTAACTTGTCGGGCCTAGTCATTTCAGCAAGCATTATTTAAACTTTTCCATCAACTCTAAAATCTTAGCGTTAAGGTCATCGTCGCTAACTTCGTGTGTGGTGTCTTTGGTTTCAATCTCTTGTCTGTCTTTCCAGTCAAAGTTGTTTTTAAGATTAAATATAATCCCTGTTACGTTGTTACCGTACAATCTTTGCTCTAGTGCAACGCCGACTTTATTACGTGCTCTTTTTATAGTGTCAAGAAATCCGTCCCTTCCATCATAATCTAATAAGCCTTGCCTAGACAAATCAAGATGATAAGCAAGACCTGACATAGTAGGAGCAAACATTTTAGTTTCACCCATATCTATATACGCATCTGTTTCAAAGTAGTCGTCAATAGCAGCCTTTAATGAATCTATTGTTTTATACTTTAATGGTCTACCTGCTTCACTCATTTGTATCATCCCGAATTTAATTTATATCCACTCGCTAACGTATCGAATTAAATTTTGTATTTACGCGAGAACCCTAAATTTTTGATAGTCTGTTTGTCTAATATCCGTTGAGCTAAAATCTAGTTTAGTCTTGAATCGCCATCTACCCACATAATCCAAATCTTCTAACTTAGTGAAGTACTCTACATACTCATTAGCTAGTAGTGTTTCATTACCTACCGTCACTGGTACTGATGGAATAGTTACACCACTGGTTATCTTCTTGGTCTTTCCGACCTCTGGCTGTAAGATTAAAGTAGGAGTTGATAAACTAATATCCTCGCCTAAGTTAATTCTTATTGGTTGGCCGACTTCTTTAAAGTTTAAGTTACCCATGTTTAGCCCTATGCTGGATGATTAATAACCCATGATGTAATGTCAATTGTTGCGCCTGCCGTGATAGCTACTGAATTTAGTATCATATCAGTACCACTTGTTCCCACATCACCATCAATGACAGCGCCACTACCTGAGTTTAAAGCTCTAAAGTAACCCGCTGTCCCTGTTGCGTCTGCACTAGCGTCTTGTGTTATTGCATTGGCTGTCGCGCTTCCTGCCGACCAAGTACCAAAAGCTGTCGCGCTTAAAGGTAATGTACCTAACAAAGTGCCGGTAGCTGCTGAATCAACACCAGGGCTTGAGCCTGTTCGTATCTCTATTGAGCCACTATTAACTAAATCAGTTAGTGCCGTACCTGCTGCGTTTCGTGCTGCTATTGTAATTTCCATTGTAAACCCCTAAATAAAATCTATTTTAACACTTAATTTAATTGTTGTCTAAAGACTGCCTTTTCCTGTTATTCCCGAGCCGAAAGATGCAGTTGTAGTGACTCCGTTACCTGTCGATTGGGTGCCGAATATACCATTACCTAGCGATTGGTTGCCGAGTAGTCCGTCTGACTCTGGAATATTCAAAGGAACAAGGCCGGTTGCGCTTTGTGTAAAGCTTGATATTGTTTGTGTTATTACCCCGGTAACGTCCTCCATCACAATACCATTAGCGGATTGAGTAAACGCGCCAGCAGATTGTGATATCGCGCCTGTAATATTTACCGTTACAACACCAGCAGCAGATTGAGTAAAGCTTGATGATGCTTGTGTAATTGCGCCACTTATTGCCGCCGAAGTTACTGCACCTACTGCGCTTTGAGTGAATGAACTCAGCGACTGAGATATGCTACCGTCAATATTTAATATGTTTGTGCCGGCAAGTGACTGGGTAAAGCTTTGCGCTGTTTGTGCAATGGTGCCGGTAAATGAATCAGCGACCACAACCCCGCTTGCTGACTGCGTGAAACTTTCCGTGGACTGATTAATGGCTCCCGTGAACGATACGGATACTGTGCCACTTAATGATTGAGTAAAGCTTGAGGTTGTTTGGTTTACTGTTCCTGTTATACCGCTAGCAGCATCAGGTACAAAATAACCTCTATGGCGTAAACTCATTTGTTAAAGCTCCGTTACTTCCCAGTTGTACGCTCTGCCGGTTCCTGCTGTTTGCTCTAAAGTTGCCACGAATTCATGAGGCGATGCGATAGGGATTGACAAAATATTTAATGTGCTCTGCAGATTGGCGTAATTAGCAATATAGGTTGTTCTTGTGGTTCCGGCACTTCTGACTTTTGTTTTTATTCTTAATGTAAGTTTATCGCCTAACGCAAGATTAGATACATCAACACCTAAAACGTAACTACCAGCATCAGTAATTGTTGCCAATGTATGCTCTGTACTTATTACGGCAGTTTGTGAGCCATCTGCTTTACTTGTTGTCATTATCTAAACCCCGTTATTGATATACTTAACAATCTATCTGATGCATCCGTTATTGTGCATTGCGCTCTTGCTGATACTCGATTACCCTCTGCGATCAAAGAGTCAACAAATACTGGCCCCCTCATTAGCTCTTGCGTTGTTGCCCGAGTGGGTACATTTTCAGCAATAAGAACCTCTGAGCCAGGCGCGCCTACCGCAATATCAACCAAAAAATTAGCAGTTGTCTGCGCCGAGTTTGAGCTATCACCAAAGCACGCATAAAACCCATTAATAGAATTAGATATAGCCGCATCAATCTCGAACCAAGCGCCTTTTGTATTTGCTACCCCTCCCGGATCAACATCTACGCCATCTATTCCGTTAAACCCATAAGCTATCGACTCGCATAAATGCTGTTGTGATTTAAACTGACCTGTATACAGCGCACCAGCCAAAATCAATTCTCTACCACTTGCGCTAGCGTCAAATCTAAATGACAACCTAGATCCCTTGGGTACGCTAAATGGTAGCGCCAACTGGTAACTGCTTGCCGCCGCTCCTGGCTTACCACTAAGTAAAACCCTGTCAAGTATAACCACCTCTGATCCAGGCGCGCCAATTCCAACATCCAATCTAAATATACCGAAATTATTACTAGCCCCTTTCATAATGAATATATCAATCATGTCTGCATCAGCACTCGATGATGATAAAAGCTCAGTCCATGCCGTTAATCCACCGCAAAGCCAAATGATTCTACAAGGATTCGGTTTCCCACTAAAGGAAAATCAGCCATTCAATATCTCCCCTACCCTACCTGTGAATATCAACCCTATTGACTCCATATAATTAACAGCACTGATAGTAGTTGACGAATTCATACGGACACGACCACGAAAACCAAGAACATCTAAGAAGTCCTTTATACTGGTATCAGTATTCGCGGTTTGAACAATTGATAGCATCTCATCATCTGAGAATAAATCCAAAAAATCATCGCGGCTTAATACCGTTTCACTTGTTGCTGCTGGTGCCACAAAAGGTTTGACCGCCATACCATCGGGGATCACATCAATAACAGTTGCATGACTAACCGACTCCCCTGTTTCTATAATGTATAGTGTTAGCATTGTATAACCCTTATTGTGATGTTATTTTGATTTGCGGTCGTTGATTCTATCTAACTCAGCTTGCATTTGTTCGATTTTCTTGCTGTTTTTTGTTCTTTTTAAATAGGTTAGATAGTAAAACATCGTGCCTATGAGTCCGAATACGCATGAGGCGATAAAACCTAAGCCTGGGGCGTTTGTATTAATGAATTCAAACCAGCCTAGATTAGTTCCAACTCCACTACTTACGGCGAGTGTTATTGCACCATCCCCTAAACCCTTTGTTATTTCTTGCTTCACGAGCTTTTCTCTCTGATTTTAGGTGCAGTGTAACTCTGACTATAACTCCCACAATGAAAACTACACCCATGTATAAGTTCCCATATGTTTCGAAATGCTGTATTAATTCCATTATATGACACTGCCATTTGAATTAGTCCCACCGTTATTATTAACTCGTCATAGTAATTATAGAAGAAAACACTAAACCATGTCGAAGCGATTGTAAGGTCGTATATTATCATAATATGGCATACGGTAGCAAAGGCGAGTAATAGCGCTTGTTTCCATGCTAACCTGTCTAAAAATAAAAACATTGTTAATGTGAATGCTGTTACGCCATCTATTAATATAGCCGTACTAGTTTCTTTTATAAAGTTACTTTCAGGCATATATATACCTACCAAGCAGTACAGGACTATTATAATAGAATGTATCCTGTAGCCTTTTGAAAAGCACAATACAATAAAAAAATATATAGCCATAACAAAACTCATTGATACGGCTATATTAAACATTAAATCTGAATACATAATTTAACTCTTGCTTCTTTTGCCTTTCTTGCCTTTCTTGCTCTTACCGCGAGTCATGGCAATCCCTTATTTGTAATTATAGTGTACTAGGGATTATATCACTTTTTAGTTCTGCTTGCTTTGCTTTGTATTTGCGTAGTTAACCCCAAAGGAAGCGCTAACTATTACACCGAATAATGTCGTTATAGGTGTAAATAAATCCGTCACCTTATTAGTTGCGGCGGCTATCTGTCCTATATCCCCCAACGCAAAGCTTTCACAAATTAGCAGTACTAGAGCTGTCACTAGATACAGCGTATATAAAGCGGTAACTCTTTTTGATAAGTCACGCCTCATTTTACCGTTTGGATCAAGCGTCTTAACCATAAGAACTTTAGCCTCTGCGCTCTCAAGGTCTGTTTCTATCCATTCTGATGCTATATTTTCAATGGACTTTAATCCGCCGCCCGTTATAGCGCTTAATATTTTAGCAAACATAATCTACCTCGCAATTTCCATGTGGGGAAAATCCCAACCGGTGAAGTTTGAACTACCAAACTGACCACCCCAATATAAATCAATATTAATCTTACCTTCTTTCTTTAATCGTTTCGCTGTAGTAATTATAACACCGGCGACCATTGAAAGGTGGTGCTCTTTCCAGCTAGCAGCGCCATCGACATAGGCGTAAAAATCCAAAGCGTTTCCTGTCTGATGATAGGATTCGTTTTTATAGCCGTTACACTTTGATTTTCCAGCCTTAAATAATACCTTTTGCTGTTCGGCTGTTCGTAATCCTCCAAGCCCAGGGACACCAAAATCAATTGGACTGTTTTTAATTGCCTCTGTGAATATGGTTATTAACTCAGGATGTACGCCTTGCATTCTTTCAACGCTTTTTTTACTAAACTGATAGCACATTGATTACTCCTCTACCTTGGTTGTTTTTACTGTCCAAACATTTGACTTGTATTTACTTCCGTTATGCTCAAAGTAAACAACCCCGTCATTGATGTGGTACTTATTTACCTTGTAATGCCCTAGGTCTGGTATGAATACAGTAAACTTCTCGCCTGTAATTTCAGCCTTGAGCATCCTTCTTTCTGCATCAGTACACCCTGAAACAGCCAGTGAAAATAATATAATTAATAATTTCATTGTAATATCCTTGGTTCGCTTACCGCTATTCTGTCAAAATATTGGCGTTTGGTTTTATTGTAGTCCGCTAGAAATTCCGCTTCTGCCAATTTAATAGCTAATTCCTGATTGTATTGGTTTACTAAATACTCAACCGGTTTAGCCATTGTGTTTTTCTTTGGCAGAAACGTTATTTTAAGCATTATCTTATTCCTTGTTATTGAGCGTCCTTGCTCGTTTATTACTTAAAAAGGTGGTTCATTGTTCTGAGTGTATCCGCCTTGCTGGGATTGTTGTTGTTGCTGTGGTGGGTTATGAAATCCACTACCTTGAGGCTGCTGTTGCTGTTGAGGCGCTGCTTGTTGTTGCTGGCCTTGCTGATATTGCGGGCTTTGTTGTTGGCCTGAATAAGCATAACCCAGCTTGGCATCTAATAGTTCAATAGAATACTTACCTTCATATTCCTGTATAAGCTCACTAGTTGCGTTTACCTCAATAACAGCACCTTCAACCAATACGTTTTGCATGTAAGTAATTAGGTTAGCGTTACGGGCGAATAATACAGCACTGTAATTAGTCCACTGCTTTTCTTTAGTCTTTGGGTTGTAAACTTGTACGCCTAATCTAATGCCGAACCCTGTTGATTCACCAGCCTGAAATTGATTAGCGGCTTTGTTTAATTTACCTGTTATCGTTGTTGCCATGTTTATGCTTCCTGTTTGTTGAATTAATTAGTTAGTTTTGCTGCGTATTCTAATAACCATACTTTAGGTGCTAGATATATTTGTAGCCACTCAAGATTTATACACTGTAAACCAATAATAATCTGGATTGGCAGTAGCGCATAAATAATGAAAATAAAATCATACAAGTGTGATGTTATACTAGTTCCGGATGAACCATATCTAGTCCAAGGTTCGCCATTATCATAATCAGACTTTGCGCGGTCTTTCACCCTTAAGCAAGATTTTAGAGTTATTGGCATAGTGGTAAGCAGCAAAAAACCAACAATAAACATAATAAAACTATACATGCCATGCCACATTAAAAGCTGCTGAATTACATCCGGCAACTCTACCGCTAGAAAATCACCTGCCGCATCAATTCCGTTATTGGCTTTACTCAATAGCTCTCCTAAAGCTTTTTGTAGTTCTTCATTCATTTTGCTTTTCCTTTAGTTAATAATTAAAATACTAATTTTTCGTGAGTTACTCTAACTTCTTTAAGGTATTCGGTTAAAATAATTCTTGCTTCATTTACGTGTTCTTCTACTTTTGACCGGTGAACTCTGATGTAAAATAAAGGACATTCGTAGTTGCGATCGTCATAGCTTGCAAAATCCCACCATAAAACCTTATCAGAACATAAAAAAGGCGATAGCACTTGCCAATAATACTCACTAGGAACCACACCGCTTATTAAATATTCAATGTGTTTTTTGCTTGATGGGCATTTTGTTTCTAACCCTCCAACTATAACGCCTTTACTGTCTTTGAAAATTGCATCTGGACTAAAGCCGAACTCTTCCGAATGCTCGCTAATCAACATTCCACATTCTTGAAAGTCTATGCCTTTTAGTTTTGATACTGCCGAGATTGCGAAAGGTTCTAATTCTCTACCTCGTTCAACTGCTGCGGTATTCAGTTCAACTATTTGTACCTCGGTCATTCTTTCAGATATCAATTCATAGGATAAAGTTTTCTGTACTTTCTTATCGCCAAGAGTCCATTTGTCTTTAGGTTTTGAATACTTTGCACCGATAGCGCTTTGTAATGATGTGCCTGTTACTCTGCCAGCTCGTTCAATATGCCATTCTAGTGAGCCTTGCTCTAAATCTAGTTCAATCATTGTGCTTGCTCCAATCGGCCTTTTATTTCATCTTTAATACTGGTTAACTCTGGCTTTACATTGTTAGGTAAATTCATAAATGTATTTTTTAACTGCTCCATAGTTCCGCATTGGTTTAGTTGATTAACATATTTTTGCAAATCATTAGAATTAGCTGGAATTATAGGCCGCACCCTTAAAGCTGTTGTAACCGAGCCAAACGCTTTTACCTTAGTAGCGTATACCTGAATGTTTTTACCTACCCAGTTGTCGTATAAATCACCGTATAATGATGCGATCATCTTGGTGTTAGTGATATTTAAAACCATCGGTGGTGCATTAGCCTGTGTTGCATATTTCACAAACAAGTTCTTCACCTTCGTTTAAATTATGCGAGCCTAACAACATAGATTTGTTTTCAAAAAGGTTACGCCAATGTGTTGTTTTCGATGGCTCGTAAATTATGTTACTCATCTGCTTCTACCTCTCTTTTGTCGTATACGCCTTTTGTTATCTTGGTTAATATTTCCAGCCTACTATTTATGATTGATTTAACATTATCCATTGTGCAATCTTTGGTTTCGTCAATCTCCTGTATAAGCGTCTCGTATGCTTCACGCTGAACTGCTGCTCTTTCCAATATGTGATTAGCCATTAGGCCATCCCATTCTTTACCGTACTTATCATCTGACATTATTCATCCCTACTTGTATCTATTTCATTTGAGCAGCTTTCACAAACTAGCAATGTTACATCGAAATCATCAAAGTACATGTTGCCACCACAATCAATGCAAAAGCTTTCATCTGCGTTACAGTGGTTTGATACTTGGTCGTTTATATAACAGCTCATTTTGTTTCGCCTTGTTCGTTTAACTTGTACCAATCTTAATTTATAATTTGACATTGTGCAAGTATTAATTTAATATTATTTTAACTTAATCAAGCAAGGTATAAAAATGACAAATAAACAGTTGAGTAAATTAGTACAGGACGCAGCAAAAGCAAAAGGCTATAAAGGTGTAATGGCCTTAACTCAGGTATCACCTATTAGCTACGAGAGAACTAGAAAAGTATGGAATGGTGTAAAGGAGGCTAAGATTTCAGACTATATTGAGGTTATGGGCTTTCTTGGTCATAAAATCAAATTTATTAAATTAGGAGAAGAATAATGAAACTTACTGATGCAGGTATTCGCAGATTAATTTGCGCAGTTAAAAACATGACGCCTTGTGGTGTTTCTTTTGATCAAATGATGAAGGAGTTAAATAAATGAGAACTTTCAAATGGCTTGTCTGTGTGGGTATGTGCAGTTTATTTTTGATGTATGAGTCAGATTCTTTTACCGCCGATACTAGTTATATTATCAGTATCAGACTTTAAAAACGACACTGACGACGAAACTTTTGACAGTAGCAATGGCAATGCTAGTGCTGCGGCTTTTCGTTCAAGTCGTGATAAAAAGGATGGCGATTATATTGCCAAGCTTATTTGTTCGAGTGATGAAAGCGACATGTTAGCTGAGTTTGAATTGTTAGAGAGGGGTTGTAATGGGTAATATGATTACCGAGCTTATATTGAAATGGATACCGTCGTTAAATGATTAAACTAAACCCTGTTATAGCAGGGTTTTTTATTGCGTGTTACCTTCTCCATTGTATTAGTGTTGGTTAATTATTTAATAATTCTTTCACATCGTTAACGGGTACAATAATACTTTTACCGTTAGTCTTATGGTTGTTTATGTGAAGGTAGTTACCTATTAAATTATAAGTGTAGTTACCTTTTTTTATTGATTTGGTGCGTGTTAATACTTTCATTTTGTATTATCCTATTATATTAGTGTTCATCCGAGTCAATAGTAACAAATCCGTCATTAATTTTTAGTATGTAATGAAATCCGGTTTTTAGGTTTAATTCGCTAAATAACTGTGTAGCACCAAAAGCACTGTTGCACTTTCCTGATTGTGAGAATTCAGGCTTGATACCTACAATAGAGTGCTCATCACTAAACATTACTTTAAACCCTGAAAAATTACCCTTGCAAACCTTTTTTACCAATTCAATACCAGACTTGTTTATACTTCCCTGGTATCTTTCGTGGTTTCCAGTTTTTGATAGCTT